ATACCCTTCATTATATAAATAACGCAAATGTGGAGTTAATAATATTATGTCTCCTAATCCATGCCAGTATAAAATTAAAGCTTTTTTCATTGCGCCTCCAACTGAAAATTTATACCATTATGTGGCTTATTAGTATTAAAAATACGAATATCATTTATTTGTCCTATTTTAGGAAATACAACAGTATCCAAAATATTTAATTTATCATCCAATACCCACACAGTACCGTCAAATAAATGTCTATCTGCCCTTTTAGCTATAATAGAACCTCCTACTAATAATATACCATTTTTGATATCTAGCCCACGTGTCCATAACTCCAATTTTCTTTCGTGTACAATATTAAAATTTTTATCTAATTTTATAACGCTTTTTTTACCAGAATTACAGCAATAATAATCACAAAAATTATGTAACATTACTCCTACACGTTTCAATATTTTAGCTTTGTAGTTTACTATATTTAATTCTACAAGTTGACTATAATCCGTAGGATGTTTACCATTATTATAACACACTAACAACTTATTTTTTCCAAATGGAGTTAATGAATTTATATGGTTAACGTCAGTATTATAACCAGTCCAATTAATATAATTAATTTCACCATCATATACTACCAATCCATTATGAGCCGTGTCAGTTATAAATAATTTATCCTCATACCATAATATTTGATGTCCATCTAATACTTTATTAATATAAATATTATCTATTAATTCCAATTTTGTATTAAAAATCCTTATTATTTCACCTTTTTTCTTGTTCCTATCAAGAATAAATAATTTATCTTTAGTCCAACTTATACCAAAATAAGGGCCTAAACCATCAAGTAATTTCCACCTATTATTATTAATACATACCTCTACATAATTAATACCACTAACAATATAATCTATATTAAACATTATTAACCATTCTCTCCCTTAAGTACCTATTACACTTAATATGCTTCTAGCATAATTTATATTATCATATTTCTTAACAGTATTATAACCGTGCTCAGCTATACGTTCACGTTCTTCATCATAAATTAAATAATACTCTATTTGCTCTTTAAGATTTTTTGGAGATGTAAATATATCTAAATCCTCACCTACTTCAAAATCTTCCTCCATATTTTCCCATGGCATAGTTAATAAAAACCCTTTAGCGGCTAATACTTTATATGTCCTATCAGAGGTACCGTCTCCTTCTGTAAAATTTAAATTGATTTTAGTTTCAGATACAATTTTAGCATGTTCTTCTCTAAATGCGTTAGAAACTACATCAAATTTTATTTCTTTATAATATGCATATCTATAACTTCGTAAATTACCTATAAAACAGACATTGCGTATTTTAGGAATATTAAATGGTTTATTTACTTTTGGATCATATCCTTCATGAATTCTATATACATTTCTATTGTATTTTTCTGCTACTCTTACAGCATCCCATCTAGACGTAAAAACATAATGACAATACTTCATTTTTTCTATCAATTCACCATCAATATTACCACGAGGGTCCATATACCATAAAGCCGTCTTACATACTTTATTACATTCTTTAACTACATTAATGTGTAATTTATTACATTTACTGAATAATACCAAATCTGGCAACTCTCTCTTACAAACCTCAATTAATTCAGCGTCTCTATTAGGATTTATACTATGTATACCACCATCCAAATCCCTAGCGCGTTGTCTATAATCATAACGAATAACTTCACAACCAAGCTCTTCAAAAGCGTCTGCCTGCCAAACATTAGTTGATTCTGGTGTAAAAACTGCAACGTGTAATATTTTCATATTAGTTACCTTTCCTATATAAATACACCGCTGCCAATAAACCTGGCCTGGCGGTTTCTACTATTTTTATAAAAATTTTCTTAAATCCTAATTTAGCTAAATTATTATGCAAACAATTAGTTGTAAATTCATATAAATGTACTCGTTCATAAAAAGTATTTAATTCATTAATCGTTATCTTATTAGGAACTTTAATATACAATAAACCATTAAATTTTAAAATATCTCTACATTTCATCAATGTAATTTTAGGATTATAAGTATGTTCTAGTGTATTCCATAAAACAACCGCATCATAATAATCATTAGGTAAATCCAAATACTCTACAAAACCATACCTAATATCTATATTATAATTAGATTTAACCCATTTTATAGCAGCTTCGCTTATCTCATTACCATCCGCTTCCCAACCACATAACTTAGCAGCGTACATAAAAAATCCAGAAGCAGCGCCTACATCAAACACTTTTCCATTTTTAATACCACTAAATTCTATTAGAGTTTTCATTTGGACATCTAAAGCTTCGTCAATTCTAGCATTGTTAAACGGGTCTTTCTTACAAGCAGACAATAAAAAATTCCGATTTTTATTTAGGATTTCCTCTTGACTCATCGGTATATTAATATATAATCCACACTTATTACATACATTAAATTTGCAATTATTTATTTTATCGGTTGGTATATTACAAAAACAACATTTTATCATTTAAAAAACTCCTTAGCTTTATAATAAATATATAATGGATCTATATCTCTACACTCCCATTTCTTACAATCTTTATTCCATCTACGCTGAGGCTGGCACGGCCTACAATCCAAATCCTCACGATATATTAATGTACTATATTTATGAAAACGCCTATCATAATTTTTAGTGATAGACGTAGCAGTAAAAATAGCTATATTTGGTACTTCTAAAGCATTAGCACAATGATAAGTACCTGTATCATTAGATATAAACAATTTAGTCTTTTTAATAATACCTAATGTAGTTAATAATGGTTTGCCTGTTAAATTAATAGTACCGTCTATATATTCATGCTTAGCACCTATAGATGCAACTTTAAAACCATCTTTTATTAATAATTTTGCTAATTCTTTATAATATGGATAACTTTTAACGCTCCAATTAGCAGAACCATATGGATTATACCCATTATGTAATACAATATTTATATTAATATCGACATTATCATACAATGCGTTGCCATGCCATACAATACTATCTTCTTCAACCCCTAGTTGTCTAGCGATGTCCATATATGTATCAACTTCAGATCTATCAAACGATAAAGGATTTGCTATAGCTAATACTCGTAATGGTATATTATTTATATATTTACCAACCCAATGAGTTGCTACCAAACCAGTATATTGTGCAAATTGTGCAGTATTTATTTCACCGCTTTTATACCAACTATCAACATATGGTATAAATTTATCAAGTCTAAAATTACCAAAAACATGCCAGAAATCTACACTCACATTTAATACTTCCTTCAAAGTACGTATTACTGGTATAGTTTGAGTAACATTTCCTAAACCTTCACCAGTACAAAAGAGTAATTTAGTCATATATAAATTCCTCTTAAAAATAGTTCCCCGTTCCATTCATCTAATTTTTTAGAAAATGTTTTATAATCCCGATATTGTTTGGCAGCACTTAATTCATACATTTTATCGGCGCTTTTTATAATCTCACGCAAATTATTTAAACGCTCATTAAATGAACTACCTGGTAATTTACCGCCCGGTCTATTTTTACCATAATACCCTATATGAATTTGTCTATTAACTTCAGGCATAATAACGTAACGATTTTCTTCTATTAACGCAACGTCAACAAGGCGATTAATTAAACCTGCTTGTTCATTATGCGCTCCATCTCTATATTTGTACTCTTTACCCCACCATTTTCTATATTTTTGGTTTAACGCTAATACAAAGTTGTTTCTACTAACAAAATCCTTATAATAAGTTTCTGTTATACATGGTTTTATATACAAATTAAAAAATTTTTTATTAATCAACGGAGCCAAAGCCGTATAATGATGTCCTTTATATATATAATGAACATCACCATTATCATTATGATTAAATGGTGAAATAAGACTATATTCTGATTCATCAAACATATTTAAAATTATATTCAAATATTTAAAATATGTATGATGCACTAAAACATCATCCTCTATATAAATAATAAAATTATGTGCTATCTTAAACGCATCTTTCATTCCTAATAAAATATTTTTAGAAAGCCCAAATTTTTCATCGCGTTTAATAACGTCTTTCTTCATCGGATAATTATTAACTATATCCAAAACTATAGGATCTGCTCCATGTTCTACTAAGAAAATAGTTATAAAATCATCGTTATTAAGCTTAAAATATTCTCTAGCTTTTAATTCGTACTCAATGGATAAATAAAGCATTTCTGGTCTATTATAAACAGGTCGTAAAATAACGTCCATATTACAACTCCTATAAAATATAAATTAACTGTACATCATTTATTATAGGTTTTTTATTTATACTATTCATAAAATCACGTACATAATGACCTTTTCCACCATCTTTTCTATTATCATCTATAGCTATTATAGCCCCTTCCTTCAATTTTGGTAAAATAGCACAAAATTCTTTTAAATGATGTAACATAGATAAATGCTGAATTTGTGAATTATTAAAATCAATGTCATATGAGTCCAAATAAACAAGGTCTATATCATTATCAACACACAAATTCCATAAAAAAGGCACACTATCTGAATGATTAACTGTTGTTTTATTAGAAGTAAGTGAATTAGCTAAATCACAATGACCTTTTTCTTTGTCCACACTAAACACAGCACCATCATAAAAATTAACGAACTCATCAAATAAAACTGTACTCATACCATCGCCAAGAAAATTATCTCTAGTTCTAGCACAACCTGTTTCTACTATAACATAAAAATTTTTCTGTTTAGATTCCAATAATTTAAAAATTTTTCTAAAAGTCTGTCTACGCGGCCCCATTTTATTAGCATATTTTTTATCATAATAATTTACAAACATTACTTTTCCTCCAATATTTTATTAATAGTGTATATAAATTTATCGCCTAGTACGTCATAATTAAAATTCTTCCTTAAATTCCGTTGTAATGCTATCCCTTTTTGTTTTGCTTCTTCACGATTATTATAAACATGTCTCATTAATTTAGCTGCATGATAAACATCAGGCTCAGCCCAAAGCTGATCCCCTTTATAATATGGAGACCATGGCATGCCAAAAACTGGTGTTAAAGTATAATTAATTAAATAGCCAGTATTTTCATTAACATAATCTAATACACCTCCCCATCCAGTTACTATTACTGGATTACCCACTGCACCGGCAGCTGCCGGTACTAACCCCCAACCTTCACCTCTATCAACATGTACTAAACAATCACAAGCTTTATGAATGCCTAATACTTCAGCATTACTTAATCTGTCCAATATTAAGTATGTTGGTGGATAATTATCCATAGGCATAACTTGTTTTAATCTTTTAATAGTTGTTCTAATAGCTTCCTTTTCTTTATCATCAAAACCTATTCTATAAGTTTTTAAAATTAAAGCTACATTCTCGTTATTTTGAAATGCATACCAATAAGCTTTTAATAATGCCACTGGATGTTTGCGCTCAAAAAATTGAAAAATAGAATAAAATTTATATGCATCGCTTTTAACTCTACCAATCTCATAAGGTTCTATGTCTTTATATTCATCGACATCTATAATATGTGATACAGCATATACAGGCACTTTAACACCAGACTTCTTATATACATTAACACCCCATTCAGTCGCAGTAATTATACCATCTGTATATTTATTAATCCAATTTACCCAATCACTGTGGATTTTATCTGTCTCCCAAATTGAGTAACCTATATTTATTTTACCTGGTTCATAATGTTTTTCATAATGTTCAACTGTTAAATGAGTAAGAACAACATTATAATCTATAGGCTTATTCACAAGTGATTCTATAATTCTGCCTTTCTCACCATAATCGGCTCTTCCACTCTCAAAAGTTACAGCCTTAACAGTTATTGGCACTTCCTTTTTATATAAAGCTAATATATAATCTCTAGCTGCTTGCGCATAGCCCGATATATCAAAAACAGGGCCTACATACTTTATTCCTTGTAATTTCATTAAAACTCCTCCGTTTCAATAACTTTACCTATAGTATCTACTATATTAACAGCTTCTTCCTTTTGTTTATTTACATTTAATACCATATCAGTATAAGCTTCATCAAATAATTTAACCCACTGTGGTACAATATGCTTTTGCCAATCCATTTTTGTAGTTACCCATTTATAACCATTTTCAGCTCTACGTTTAGCTTCTTCACGATTATTATAAATTTCCAATAATTTTTCTACCATATCTTCAACATCTACCATAGGACGTCTAACTTCATTATCGAATTGGATAGTAGTCCATAATGAAGGATTGGAACCGCTTTTAGCTAGCCACCCTATATCTTCAGTTATAAATTCTGGCAGCATTGTATTAGCTGGCATAAGAATAGGAGTTTTAGTTGCTAATGCTTCGAGCCATGAATTATGAACAATAACATTCTCAGCAACAAAATCATTCGTGTTTGCCACTTGAATATCGATCAGTTTACCACTATAATGTACTTTATTAATCTCTTTAATAGGTAACACTAAATAACCATCTATTATACCAGCACGTTCATAAGCCCTACTACGATCCACTGTTTCTACATTTAATCCAAACAATTGTTGTAAATTCTCACGTGATATACCGCTAACATTAATCTTGTATTCAGCTCTAGAAGTACGAACAGATGACAAAATCCCTAACCTAGCCAATATTAAACGTAAACTATAAGCTATATTTTTTGATGTAGTGGAAAAAGATATTTCATATTGTGTTTTACTATAACTACCATCGCCGATATACAAACCTTTAACTAATCTAACTAACTTTTCCTTATTTAAGTTCAATAATAAAGCTGATATTTTCTTAGTCCGTGCTCCTTTACCACATAAAACATAGAACACATACGAAACGACTGAAGAATAAAATCGTATAGAATACCCATCATAATTAATTCTATTATCTTTAAGCTCATGCGCTTCTAACCCAAAAACTCTTTTCATTTGCTGTTTAACAAATTCTAGAGTATCTATTTCATTTTTATTAAATGAAAACGTTATCGAATCCATTTTTGAAGAACTCAACGAACCCTCAGCTAAGTATAAACCAAGTAATTCACAAAAATCATCATCAATTTCTATATATCTAGGTATATAATTCTCTTCTTTTTTAAAATTAGATTGAATTTTCACACTTTTATCTTTCACTACAATATTATCACGCTGCCGTTTATTCAAAAAAGGATAAATAATATCCAATGTATCAATAACAGTTTTAGTTTTATAATTATAGTTACACGGAAAGAGTAAATTATCACCAATATTTAATTCTGATGCAGGTTTCCATTCAAACTTATCAGTATACACTAAAAATCCATGCTCAGGGGAGGCTTTTATTGGTATATTACTCAACCATGTTGTTATTTCATATAATTCTCCTTTATAGTCTCTAGACATAATAGCTTTAACATTATTATATTCACCATTAGATGATAACACCTTATCAACAATAGTTAATTCCGATAATTTCTTAATACCATCATATGTATAAATATTAGTATCAGGGCTTAAACAAAGTCCAAAACCTTCGCCAAGTGTAGTACTAATAACAACATCACTAGCATTATAAATTAAATTCAAAACTTCTCTTGGATATCCTTGATTAGGACCAAAGTTTTTTGGAAAGATAACATCTTTTGATGTATCAAAACCAAATGTTTTACAAACTTCCGCTAAATCCCAGCCTTGATCTTTAATTGCACAATGTAAATATAATGTGCTATTAGGAACATGCTTTCTAAATTCTTCAAAAACAGCTATTGTTCGTGGTATATCTTTACGTTGTTGGTTCCTATTTACATTCGTTATAATAAATGTATCAGCCAATGGACCAAAATATTGTTTTCTAAAATTCATAACTTCACTTTCTGGTAATGTATAAAAATCTCTCGTATTAACACCGTGAGGAATTACTAATATATCTCTATCAATTCTTTTTAAAGTCTCTTTCTTACCAAATTCAGAATAGGCTACTAAATAATCAACATCTTTTATATTATCAGCCCATTCTTGCTTAATAATAGAATCTACTGGATAATAACAAATAGACCTAAATGGTTTATTTCTATTTTTCTTTAAATGATCTAAAAGCATAGGTACAAAATTCAAAATGAAACTATCTTGAAGAAAAAATAAAATATCAAAATCCATTAATGGAATCATATTTAAAACTTTTTGCCTACCATATGGGTCTTTTTGGTTATTAGTACCAGTAGGCCATATTCTATAAGGAAAGTTGTGTGGGTCGCCCCAATAATTAATACCCAAAATCTCAATATCAAACCTACCAGTCCTATATAAACCTTCAAAAATATTACGGCTAACAGTAGCAAAGCCGGTAGCACAAGTAGGACTATCACAATACGCCAAAACCTTTATTTTCTTTTTAGCTTGTCCACCAACCCTTTTATTCTTAACCTTTACCTTTCTAGATTTCTTAGCCATATATATCCTCCTTTTTTACATAAATCATCTTGTAATTTTCTCATTTTTTAATATTTTTAACTCCTATAAACGGAGATGTATAAGATTTACGTGCATTTTCTTGCACAACCATTTTCGCAGACGGATTAGATTCAAAATATCTATCCGCGTCTCTTTTAGAAATAGAAATCATCTTTAAAAAGTCTTGTAATGGTACATGTTCATAAACTAATTTAGGATCATATACAGTAGATAAACGTTGTTTAGGATACAATTCTTTGCCACTACCAACAATATTTTTCTGTGTAGATTCAATTTTATTCAAAATATATTGTTTTAATTCTCTTTCACGTTTATCTAAAATACGCTTTCTACTTTGAATATCTAAATACTCTTTGACTAAATCATCATCATTATATTCTTCTGGTTTTCTTTTAATAAAAATTTTACCGCCAACAGCTTCTTGATAGGCAGTACAATTTTCAGTAAAATCGCACCAATTACACATATCATTAAGTGTTGGTTTAGCTTCTTCTTTCTCTAACTTTAGCATCTCTTGATAAATAACTGTAAGATATTCTAAAAAACTTTTACGTTCATCAATAGTCCTATATGTATAAACAGGTTCACCTCTCAAATAATCCAATGATAAAATAATTCTTTTATAGTTTGGATATTTTATATTAGCAACTAAATCATAAATAGACAATTGAATATCAGATTTCAATTCATTTTGAGTTTCAAAATACTTTGATGTTTTATAATCAGTTACTAATAATGTATCAGCATCAATTTCTTCAATTTTATCCATAGCTCCTATCAAAATAACACCCGTATCAGTTGTAACATTGAAACGTTCCTCTACGGAAATGATTTTACCATTTACAAAATTTTTCAATCTTTCTAAAACCATATCCATACCATCTTTGTAAATTAGGGGGTCTTCAATACCTTCCTTAGCAGCAATCCTACTATATTCTTCGCGTATTTTCTTAATATCACTAGCCGTAAACTTTTCTTTCTCTTTCCAAATTTTGCCGGCTAAAAACAAAGCACCATGTACTGCTAAACCTAATTTAAAAGAAAGATTAGGCTTTCTTGGCAACTTCAAAACATAATTACACCAATATTTCCATTTACATTGTAAAAACATAGATAATCTAGTAGCAGAAACCATTACAACATTATTATTCATTATTCAACACCTCGCTAATATAATATAACCCTTGTAAAATAGCATCAGTAATATCATTACCATCTTCAAAAGTTAAATGTTTTAGTTTAGATTTATATTTTTTCTTAATAAAATCAAAAACTTCTTTCTTAGTTTTAATTTTATAAGATGACCTTATTTTATTAGGACTTAAAAATTTTATCTCTTTATTATGTAATGCTGCTAACAAATTAACAATACCAGCAAACTGACTTAACAATTTTAAAGTCTTCACATTTCTTAAATATGTATCTTCTACTAAAATAATATCCGGATTAAAAATTTTTAATAAATTATCAATATAGTTATAAAACCAATATAATTTAAACTTAGCTTCAATATCTGGCATAATTACAACACCATAATACAATAATTTAAATTTATCGTTTATAATAACCCAGCCTGTACTCTTAGATGAAACATCAAGCGATAAAAAAATCATTAATTAACCTCCCAACTAAAACCACAATTTGGACATGTATATACATCGCCTTCTCTTATAACTGGTTGATTGCAGCGCAAACATACATCTATCAAATCAGACATCGAAACACTATGTTCACCAAACGATGCAAATTCATCTGGCCCAAAAGAAATACTATCGTAAATTTCACCATTTTTTAATCGGATAGATGATAAACAATCTCTACATACTAAATAAGTTATTTCAACTTTTCCACCACAATTATCACAAATAAATACATCAGTTCCAACGTTTACTAAATCCTCACTTCCACATTTAATACATTGCATATTAAACCTCCATCATTTCAATTAAATTACCAACAATATCTACATAATCATCTTTAATAACTAAAGCTATAGGTACAAAAGCTTGATTATCTTTCATATCTGGATATTGTGCTGTAGCAAATAATAGTTTAGAAATGGCTGGTAAAAATACAACATCCATATTTTCATCGTCATTATGTGATAATATATTAAACTCACCATCTTTCTCACTAAACAACTTATCATTTAAATCAACATATTTACCGCGCCGCGGAACTCGTAAGCTATATTGTTCTTCATATACTTTAAATTTATAATTTCTAGATGGTAATAGTAACGGTGTAGGAGTTCCAGAAACTTCTACAAATTCATTTTCTATCTTTTTCTTTTTAGCCATTAATTATTCCTCCTAACAATGATTTAAGCTGCTTTATAGACAAATCAGCTGGATCTTTACCGGTATATGGTAAAAAAATAGGTTTGATAATTATTTTATCTTTCATATCTGACAGTGCATCAACTGTACCTTTTATACCTGCTTTATCAGCATCAAATAAAGTATAAAGACACTTAGCATATTTATAAACTAATTTTTGCTGACCATCAGTTATTTTACTTCCCATGCACGCTACAACATTTTTATATCCAGCCATAAACAATTTCCAAACTGATTTAAATCCCTCAACCACTATTAATTTTCTATTGTCTCCTAGATATAATTTAGCGTTGTGTAAATTATAAAGCACCTCATTCTTTTTAAAATTCTCAGTTAAAATATATTTACATTCATCCTCGGCTTGGCCTGTTATATCTCTACAGCTATATGCTACCAATCTACCGTTATCATCACGGATAGGAATTACTTCTCTCTGTAAGCCAAATTTATCAACATAACCACCACCTATTTCAAAATAATCTAACACTTCTTTTGGAAATCCACCATTCTCAGGTTTTTCAAAAAAATTGGTTCTAAATTTCTTAAAACTTTCTAAATATTCTTCACTAACTAATGATGGTGGCATGTATTGATTATTAAAAATTTCTTTTATAAATTCTTTCTTATCAGCTTCATCTTTATATTTCACAAACAAATTAGAATCATTAATATTCAATCCTGTGATATTCTCTAGATAACTCACTGCTTCAATAAAATTTAAATTTAACATATACATCACTAGACTAATGACATCATATCCTATATCCTCATGGCAATGATGAGAAAAACATACCCAATTTTTAGTCTCTTTATTCATTCTAAAAGCGGTTTTATTATCACCACCATGTACCTTACATGCAGCTCTTATCTCTTTAGGCGTTTCTCTATATATCACAAAGCCTAAAGATTCTAATAACTGTCTAGCGTCTACGGCTTCTTTTAACTTAGCTATTCTATATTTTCGTTCTTCATCAGAATAACTGTTCGTTGTTTTCATTACTGCCATCTATCGATTCCTCAAAGACATCCTCAATACTAGATTCGTCATCTACAAACATTATCTCATCTTTTTCTTTACTTACATAATTATCATAATCTATTAATTGTTTAGGTGCTTCTTCTATTTTTAATAACCTTTTTAAAAAATAATAACCAATTCCTTCATCTGGTGTGGTCCCACCACGTCTACTATCTGTTATAATTAATTTATAATTACCATAATCTTTTTCAAATGGGTGAACTTTATCAAATTCTTCTTTAGTTTTAGGTTTAAAAAACATAACTACATCAGAGTAACGCAAAATTCTATCACTATCTGCTATATCATTCTGCCTATTAATCTGATTAGCACACAAAAATGGAATTTCAAGTTCACCAGCCAAATCTTTTAAAGTTGTTGTAACATCTCCTAGTATTTGATACTCTTTTTTATTCTTAAAATCTGCTCTACTCGGTGCTTTAATATAATCAAAAACAGCTAGTTCAATATTTTCTATATGCCTATATTTATTATATAAAGCTGTCAATTTATCTAATGAATATCCAGGCATAAATTCATGAAAAAGCTTACCTTTCTTAATGATAGAAGCAGCCAATTTTAATCTATCGTATTCTTCCTCTGTATAACCACCGTGCTTTATTTTACGCTCTGGTACATTCGATAACATAGCTAAAATTCTACTTCGCCATTGGTCAAAATCCATTTCTGTATCAACATATAATACTGGCTTATGTAATTCATATGCTACATATGCTGCTATGTTACTTAAAAAAGTACTTTTACCATGTTTAGGCCTTGCACATAACACAGTAAGCGTTCCTGGCACCAAACCATCTATTCTCTTATCTAAAATTGAAAAACCCGTCGGTATTCCACAAAATTCAACTTCATTATTATAACGTTCTTCCAAATATTCATCAATACCATCAGCCAAATCTTTAGCCTCTTTTATAGCCTTACTACTTAATGATAATTCTAATAATTCCTTACTAACTTTACCGATAAGATCAACTGCTTTAAATTCATCATCTTCAGCGGCTTTTTCAACTAATTTTAAGTTACTGTGTAAATTAGTATAAAGTTTATATTTAGCACTCGCATCTAAAACTACTTGAAGACAAAAATCTAAATTTAAATGCGACAAATCCATATCAGCTAATGCTAAGATGTATTGATGCAGTCGTTCACTTAAAATATTATTCTTCTTTGCTTCATTAATAACTAAATAAGCATCTAAATGTTTAATTCGCTTTCTAACCAAATCTTCAAAAATCATCCATATTAATTTATGATCGTCATCTAAAAAATCATCAGCTCCTATAAAAATAGAAATCATATAATAATTGTTTAATTCTCTAAAACAATATGATAATAAAGCCCTTTCATAAAAGCTTTGCTTAAAATTAAACCTAGTCTTTACATCAGTCATAAATTACAATCGCCTCTCAGTCCTAATCATCTTATGTTCAAATTCACGTCTATTCAATTCTCTTTTAAATGCATTTATCAATTCTACATAATATTTTTCTAAATTTTCTGTAAGTTTTAATTCATATTCCAACACTTCAATATCATTAACCAATTGTTTAACTTTATCGTCTTGTACTACAAGCCTATTTAACTTTTCAACTTTTGTTTTAGCTTTAATATCACTCGTATTTAAAATCTTTTCAAGTAAATGTTTCTTTTGCATTAATTTAACTTTAGAAGCATTAATCTGAGATGTAAAATAAATCAAAAACTGAGCTAAACCAATTGTATAACGACTAATATCAACAGCCGCTATTTGCTCTAATGCTTGAGGATTAAAACGAAATATTTCTTCCATCAAAGTAGTATTCTTTGGCATTTTAAATAACATTAAATCTTCAGCTCGTTTATTTAAATAAGTGCTTACGTCAGTCATAGTATTTACCCTAAATTAAATTGTAACCATTGCTTAAATTCAGCAAAAGTTAATACTCTAATATTTTTATACTTAATAGCAGCACAACGTGCCTTTAACATATGTTAAGCTTGTTACGTCATAACTTTTAATTAATTCCTCAACACGATGTTCTAAAGCTAACCCATTTAAATTAGCAATTCTTCCCTGAGTACTCATAATAATACCTCCTTTTCCTTTCCATTAATTATATATAACTAACACTTCTTCAACTTTTGGACGACCATAAACACTTATATATCTACAAGTAATCTTCCTTCTACTAACATCTCCATTTCTATATAAAACATCAGTTATACCAGGAATCCAATGATTAGAAATTAAAACTAAAGCCGCTGATTCTTCTGCTAACCTAACCAATTGTTCATGCATTTCAAAACTAAACCCATCACTCGTATAATCAGTAAAATTTGAAGTTTCCGTTAATGGTAAATACGGTGGATCACAATAAATGACATCACTTTCAATACATTCCTTAAAAGTCATATCAAAAGGCTGATTCTTAAAAATGTATCTGTCAATATTATCTACTAAAAAAATCATCTCCTCTTCAGGAAAATACACATTTTTATACTTACCAAAAGGAACGTTAAATTCATTTTTAGAATTATATCTACACAATCCATTAAAACAATGCCTATTCAAATATAAAAAAAGAGCAGCTCTATAATAATCAAATTTCAAACTATTAAAAACTCTTCTGTTATAATAATAAATATCTTTATTATTTCCATCAATAAATAGTTGTTTACAATAATTAATAAAATCCAACCTATATTCCTTCAACACATTAAAAAAATTAATAACATCATTATTAATATCAGCTATTAAATATTCGTCTGCTTTAACATTAAACGAAATTACAGCTGATCCAGCAAAAGGTTCTACAAAACGTTTTGGTCTATCAGGTATAGCTTTAATAATAAAATCAAGACTTTTAGCTTTACTACCAGCCCATTTTAAAGGAGATTTAACACGCTTTCTCATCTTCACTTCTTTCTTCCCAAACAGGACGTTTACCAGTACATAAATAATCTCTAGCAATTACATTACCATTTTCATCCACAAACTCAACATAATCACTCAACATCCCTATTTGCTTACAATAAAAAGATAAATTACAATATTTCCAATCCCCCTTTATAGTGCCATCATCTAATGGAACAAAATCTGGACAATCTTTTTCCATATCAGGATCTCTTGGATGTTTTTTCTTATTAGTTATTATCTCTACCATCTTAATCTATATCCTTTAACAAATTTAAAGTACGTTTCAAAAACTCATCTTTATTTAATTCTGTTTCCGAATGTATATACAATAATGCAATTTCATTATATTGACAATACTCTTTTTTCAAATTATCCCTATATTTAGAGCGCAAAAATCCTTCTTTGTCTTCATGAAAATGTTTAATAAACGAATAATGCTGCTCACCTTGAACCTCTATTACTAAATTAAGTTCTTTTATAAAAAAATCAAAAAATAATCTCTGACCTTTATATTTAATATAATATTCTGGTATTATTGTATAAAAAGGAAATACATTACGTAAAAAATCATATGTTTTATTTGCCAGTTGACTCATTGTTTACCAAACCTAATAATTCGGATACATTATTTCTAAGTAATTTATATTCTTTAGATTCTTCTACAAAATATTTCACTAAATTTTGCTTTCCTTGAATCTTATTATCTTTATAACTAAACCAAGCGCCTTGCTGGTCAATTATACCAAATTGAATAGCCAAATCCACAACTTCCATTATATAATCATATCCAACTCCATAAATTAAATTAATGCTAGCTGTACGCCATGGCGCAGCTAACTTGTTTTTAACAATTTTAAAATCACATTTATGGCCAATAACAATTCCTTCATCCGATATAATTCTAGACGCATTAGTCTCACCGCCATCTACTTTAATTCTAGTCGTAGCATAAAATGACAAGGCTTCTCCACCAGTAGGTACTTCGTTATTCCCCCATTTACCAATCTGGTGTCTTATTTGATTAACGAAAATTAATAACGTATTCGTATAATTAGCCACTGGCGTAAGTTTAACACAAGCTTTACTCATTAATCTAGCCAATAACCCAATATAATTATCACCAATCTCCCCCTCCGCCATATCTTTTGGAAGCAAAGCTGAAACACTATCCACAACTAAGACAGCAACCTCTCCAGTTTTCATTAATCGTTCAGCTATTTCAAGATTATCATCGCCAGTAAAAGCTTGTACTATTTCCATAGAATCTGGATTAACATCGACAGCCTCACCCATATTACGAACCAATTTAGGATCTAATGAATGTTCTGCATCAATATATACGACATTTAAATTTTTCTTCAAAGCTTGCATACATACACTCAATGCTAAGGTTGATTTACCACTACTATTCGGTCCATACATTTCATGAAGTCTGCCACGTGCCAACCCACCTACACCCAAAGCAGAATCCAAAGCTAAACATCCTGTAGAAATAACATCTACTTTCAAATCTTCATGTGATTTCAATTCACTAATAACTTCACTGCCGTATTTTTGAATGATAGCCTTTTTAGCCAATTCTAATGTGCTCGGTTTATCTTTAGACTTCCTTTTCTTTGCCATAATTACCTCTCTAGATTATCTAATATTTTTTGTAAATTATTCTTAGAGTCATCCATTTCTTTCTCAATCTGAACTTCGATGTCTTCAGCAATATTTTCACTCTCCAACATTTTATTCTTCTCAATTTTTTCATTCATTAATCTAAGCGCTTTATCAGTTACCCACGCCATTTTTTTCTGCCCCAAAATACGTATATCAGGTACTCTATCAAAGTTAAATTCATCTAAATTATCAAAAATTGTATTAATAATTGCTGCTGCTTCTTGAATTGCATTAAAACGATTTAACCCTTCAGCCTCTCTCGCTTCAACTAACAAACGTAAATATTTTAAATCAATTTGATAGTTACCAAACATATAATTTTCATCTATTTTAAATTTTTCATACAAACGATTATAAAATAACTTACGCAAATCTTTCAGGGTAACTATTTTTTCATCAACAAAAATTGGAGTTAGAACTTTATACCCAACTTCTATAGCCAAATCACGTACTTCTTCTTTTGAACATACCACCTTATAACCATGCTCTTCAACAATACGCATAGCTTCTTTCAAACGTTTCTTATCAAAATCTTCTCCACTAAAAATATCAAAAGCTTTCATATCATTCTCAATGTCGAAATCAATGTGGTGTAATTTTCATTTTCAGATTTAAAAACAATAAATTTCAAATCATTGTTTATACAAATATCAATTACATCATACATAAAATATTGCAAAACACTTTCAAGTAAAACACCATTTACAGCAAAAATGATTTCTTCATTTACAGTATAATCTAGTTCATGTTCAGTTTCAACCCTTTCATTAGCAACAATCAATCTGTTTCCATTAAATTTAAAAATAATCCTATTATCATCTTCAGCATTGAATGTATCTGATATAGTTTTTACAGTATCATAAACAGCGGAACGTGGGAACCTATATTTCTTATCAGTATTATATAAAATTTGTTTATAATCAGGATATTCTTCATTTATAATTAATGAGCCAACCAAAAATATTTTATCAAATTTAAAATATGCATATTTAGAGCCAAATTTAATAAAAACTTGCTGATCCAAATCTAATAAATTGCGCAAAATATTAGCTAAACTATAACTAAATAAGACAATTCTTTCCGGCATATTAGTTTGTAATGAAATAATATACTCAGCCAAACGTACACCATCCGCACCAACAAAAATAATTTTATCATTATAAATTTTAATATAAAGACTAGACAACGCTTTGCGCATTTCCATTGGATTAACTAAATTTAAAGTTTTAATAATGCCATCTTTCAATATACTACTATTCAAAACTAAATCAGCTTGTTTAACTATTTTAATTAAAGGAAACATATTTGAATTATAAACATCAAAGTGTAATTTACGGTAGGAATATTTACCGCCTTCGAAAAAAGTTTTTGCTTTAACCAATCCTGTTCTATTAACTATAAAATGAAATTCTTTAGTACCGACTGTTTCGTTATACGCTGTAAATTTGGAAATATAGCCTTTTAGATCTCTAAATTTAAATAAAATTGTGCCTTGTTCTATAATATTTGCTGTCTTCGATTCTATAATTATTGACAAAACGCCATTTGTAGCCTTAAATAAAAGTTTATCTGCCGCTTCTATACAAACCATTCCAATTACCGTGTCTTCAGATGGTTTAACTATTCCATTAAGCTTATTAAAAATTTGTTGCAATTCATGAACAGATATTTTAAATTCCATATAAATACCTCGCCGTATTTTTTACTTATATTATAACACAAAAATTTATTTTTGTTAATTAATATTTAAAATTAAAATCATAATTAGTTGGAGGCGTATACCCTTTATCGGTAAAATTAAAGTCAGATTTATTAATAACTGCAACTAAATACCTAGACCATCTCTTCTTAACAACACCTATTGGATTTATATGGGCCTTTAGACAAGTAATTTTATCCAAAAATGGATAAATCTCAGCTTTTAAATCGTATTCTCTATAAGCCGACACTCTATCTATTAAATCTCTAACTGCTTCATCAATTGAATGATATTTATTAATATTAAAAATAAACTTAGTTCTAACAGCCTTTCTCTCAATCATATCAGTTTTATCTGAAACATAAGAATATGCCCAGATAGTCCAGTGTCTATTTCTATCGACTTTATAAACTTTATTTTCGCCACTTACATAAAAATAATGGTATGGCTCCGCCCCACCTTTTCTAAACATTAATTCTACAAAGCGCCTCCATTTTTCACGCCCTTTACCATCAAACTTTATAACCACCTCATGACTTTTTGGCTTAATATATTCCGGTAATTCGCTATAATTTCTAGGTGTTATAACTTTTATACGAGCAGGCAAATCATTAAACCGTAAAGTACCAATAATATTGGCTATCAAATCTTTAAAATAATATGCACCAAATAAAACATCTATAGTATTAAAAACATAATAATCATGTTTAGGCTTTACAACAATTCTATCAACAGTAAATTTACGTAGTTGTGGTGTGGACTTAATAATTAATTTATCTTCAACTTGATACAATGTGCTATTAATAAAAGCTCCTAAATCTAAATATCCATCATTAGCCCTCCACGGAAAAATAAAAGCATGTAAATCTTTTTTATAAATAGTATATAAATAAGCTTCGAGGTCATTAAATGACGAAGCAAAACACGAATAATTAATTACAGCGTTTAAATCTGAATGTTCTAATAATGAAACCAATAATACTTTCTTCAAATGCACTACTTTAGGTATAATCTTAGCTACCAAATCTATAGATTGTCCTTTAGAAACAAGTATAGCTTGTAAATTTACACTATTAATTCCAAAAATTTGAGCGCCGAGCGTACTTATATACAAACCACTAATAATAGCTCTTAAATCAAAAGGCACATTAAGGCCTTTATACCCATGTATAGTAGCGACAAGATCTTTATACGTTATAGCATATATATATGCATGAATATGCCCAGGCCCATAACCACCAATAATTATAGCTGGTAATCCTCTAATTGTAAATCCATGTATTTTTGCACTCAAATCTATTGGATTTATTGTGTATAATAGAGCTTGCAGAGTTGCTACACTAGTCGATTGAATTACAGCCAATAAATCAAATTTATAAACAGTCGCTATTATTCCGACTAAATCAAAGGTATCATAACCGTGTAATTTACCAATTAAATTGAAAACACCTCTTTGCCAAATCTTATAAATATTACCATATAAATCAAATTGGCCGTGCCACCACTCACCATTAATAGAACTTATCAAATCACGTATTTCAATTATATTTAAATAAGCACTTAAATCAGTTGGCAAATGAATTTTTATATCTGCTAAAATATCACTAATTGCAAAGCCAGATAATAAACCACTTAAATCTTTAATGGCAAAACCATGTAAAATTCCATACAAATTAATAGGAGGAATAGTTGTAACTGCAGCCCCTAAATTATAATATGCTTGTATAGTACTACGTAAATAAGCATTTAAATCAATAAAATTAATCAACGCATAAATTGATGCTTTTAAATCAACATTAAATGGATTAGCGTAAATATACCCACCTATATCACGTATACCACCATAAATACATGGTAATTTTATTATTTGAATAGACCCTGGATAAGAAATTGTAATTGTAGGACACGATTTAAGGTAGGTATATGTAAATGTTTTATAAATACCAAAAACTTGAAGAGACGCTTTTAAATCATTAGATGGAATTCTTCCAAATACAAAATGTATATTATTAAAACTAGGCGCAATATATCCTCTATTTGTAAATTTAAAAACTATATTATTAAAATTAGGTCTATTCGCCATTTAATATTCCTCAAGTAATTAGTTACCAGGGTATAAATTATCATAGACAAGAGCATTATATTCACTATTAGTAGGATGCCTACATATCATAAAATGAGCACCACCATACGTAGTCTGAATATAAAAATTTCCATTAGCATCAGATTCAGTAAAACCAATAAAACTCCCATCTTCTTGTTTATATAAATAAATTAATGCGCCACTAATAGTAGATGAAGACTCAGATACAATACCAGAAAAGTACCACCCATTTACAATTTCTCCACTACTTGCAGAAGAGAAAGATGGCTCGGAAGAGATATATTTTCTCACAAAAATATTGTCAAACTCATTAATCGAATTATACCAACACCCTAATCCAAACGCGCCACTATCTGCAATTGAAGAATCACTCACAGTTAGAAGCACCGAATCATCAACAAGTCCTTCCAAACTCGTTCCACTAATCCGAAACTCTAACTTATGAGTAGCGTTGACTGTAGGTCCTGAAGAAGTTTGCGTAAGAGTAGTATGCGAACCACTAATTGTCTTTCCTATGAACCATGTCATCCCAATGTCCCCACCGAAGTCATATTTTGTATTTCCACTGATCTGCCTCAAACGAAGGGAGTATCTTTCATTATACTGCGGAAAAACGGTAGCAGTGATTGAAGCATTCTGAACATTTCCTCTATAACAATTAAAGCCTTTATTATCGTTACTATCTACTCGAAGTCGCCCATTCGACATCGACAGTGTACCTACACCTGCCGTAGTCCAACCCGTTGTATCACCTGAATCATTGAAATATATGAAAGTCCTTTCACCGTTACTTACATTACTTACATTTGCATTTCCGTAATAACAGTAAATATCCACATCCGAATCTAAGCTATCATTTATTTTAACCCAACAATAAGCCACTCTATCTGGTGTCGAACCCTCTACTTTTTCTACCCAAAAATTCAACAAGGTAGACTCGTCGTTATCAACAAACCGCAGATCTCCAGATTCATCGGTACCAGAGGGGAAGTTTTGAGAGTGACCCTCTACGTGAAAATCACAATTACTAGATCCAGAACTCTCTCCTACTTTTAAAAGGACTTGATAACCTGTCCCAGCTCCAGAAGAACCAGAGATAGTAATTTCCTTCCTATATCTCCAATTCCCTAAATGCTCTTGAATAAGATTGTTAAACAGAGAGTAATAAGTTGCTTTAAGCCAAGCATCTGACCTAGCTACACTAGAAATACGAACCTCATCAATTAAACCGTCGAAATACCCTTCCGCACCAGCATAAGACCGACGCCCTATATTTGTATTACTATTAACTGAATTAGGGGTTGACCAAGCGGCGCTACCCCCATCATAACTATCATTAAGCCATGTTTTCCAACCAAGAGTGGAATTTCCTTTCGCGACAACGAAATAATCTGTGTTATTAGACACAGTTATTTGGCCCGCCTGCCCTTTTATTGTGGGTGCTCCATTTATTTGGAGCATAATTTTATTGCTTCTAAATCCTAAAGCATAAGCGCGTCCTGAACTATTATCTCTCCCTACAGTAAATACCTCCCACGAACCCGTTTCTACGGAACCATTTATAACTGTTTCTATAGTCATCTCAGTTGTTGGATTTAATGACGAATCATTGCCACAGTCGATATAATCATCGCTCCCATCGAAGTCTAATGCTTTCCCAACTTGACCATCTACTAAATCACTTGAGGTCATACTTCCTTGGGGAGTGCCGTCATTATTATTTCCCGTGCTATCCTTAATACAACCTACCCCACCAGTTGGGTCTTGTGATAAATGCCAAACACCTGCGAAATTGCTATCCCAAACATTTGCAGCGACAGAATCTCCAGGGTCTCCAACATAAGTTGTGTTGTCTGCGACGGACGCGTCATAGTAAAGATAAAAATAAGTATCAAACGAGGATGAAATAGTCCAAGACGATCTAGAGATATGGAGAACCGCTTGTTTACTTGACAAGTCCCATACCTCAACTTCTACATAAAGTTGAGTAGTACCATCATCAGAAGTAACTGCGATCTTTTTATAGTTAGAACCTAGTCCATTAAAGACCGCATCAGCATTATCTTCGGTCAAGAAGAGAGTAACCGGGAAGTGGGTAAGGTCAGAATCAATCTTGGTATGATCAATCTTAAAGCAAATTCTATGTGAATATCCTGAAAGCCAACCCATAATTACCTCCAATTATAAAAACCCTTTTGGTTGTACTCTATCTAAAATTAAAGCATTATAATCATAACCTGTATCATCATCAAACGCGACAATAAAATGAGCACCACTAATTGGTGTTTCTAAGTAGTATTTACCAGTAATAGAGTCTGAATAACCCTCATCTATTAACTGGCCAGTCTGTCGGTCGTAAAGTCTAACTAATCTAGACTTTGGTACATCCATTTCATAAACATATCCATCATAAAAATAACGTTTTGCGCCATGCCAAGAAACTAATTGATTTATGATAGAATAATATGTAGCTTTTATCCAACCTGAAGATCTAGCTATATTAGATATTCTTATTTCATCTATTACTTCATTCCCATATTCCACCCCACCTGGGGGGTCCACTCCTATATATAATTTATGTGATGAATCCATAGAATCTATCGGACCATTCCATGTAGATGGTGAATTACTATCCATTACACCATTAATATATTGTGACGCTTTTTTAGTATTATAATCATACAATCCAACTAAATAATACCACGCATCAACTTGCAATGCTGTATTACAAATTAAAGCATACTGATCCGGCCTATTCCAATTAAACATAACCCTAAAATGTTTTCCATTTAAAACTTGTTGCAATGTATATGAAGAGTATTTAGGACTATAACCCCCCCAACAACCAACACAAAAAATACCACTAAAATCACTAAACTCTTTAATCTTAATATATGTCTCCAATGTTATACTACCAGTTATATTTAAAGAACTAGAATAGTTAGCAGCTAAATAATCATCATCACCATCAAAGTCTATAGCTTTATTTATAGGCGATTCTACTAAATCAGAAAAAGTCATATTACCATATGAAGTCGTATTATTAAAATTATTTGTAGAATCTAATACATTATAATTACTTGGATCTTGGCACATATGATAAACAGCTTTAAAATTAGAATCCCACACCCTAGAACCAGTCGAGCTAGCTATATCACCTACATAATCAACGTTATCTATTGCGTTAGGGTCATAATACAAATATAATTCTGTATCAACACCAGAAGCAATAGTAAAATTATCCCTTGATACATGTAAAACTACTTTTTTAGCACTGACATCAAAACACTCAACTTCCGCATATAATTGTGTTTGTCTATCATCTTTTGTTATAGCAATTTTCTTTCTATATGGGTGATTAGAACCGTTTGGTGATGGCCAATATTCTATGCCAGAACTAACTGTGAAATTATCAAAATCTACAGAAACAGTAGTGTTATTATTAGGTTTGTATAAACCTAATAATACTACATATTCAGTATTATAAAACCCAGATCTAGAATCTAACTCTACCCAAGTAGAACTATTTCCATCTATTATATACGTAGTTAATGTCGTTCCTTGTTTAACAATACGCAATTTACCATAATTATTAGACCTAGTCATATAAGTATCATAAGATGTACCGTTTATAACAATATGTGAAAAAAACATATCATCGCCGTGGCTAGAATGATATCCTGCCTTTACAAATACTTGATTAGAAGAATCTCCACTTAATGGGTATAATTTAATCTCACACCCTACACCATCATGCTCGTCGCCTAAATTCAAATTGTTAAAATCTACATATAAATCTAAATTGTCTTTAAAAACAAAATTAGATCTTAACCTAGTATATTCAGCGTCTGCACTCGTATTAATAACTTCATGAAGCATATTTGAACTTATATATATACTACCGTTAGATGATTTAACAATTGACCACTTATCAATATTTGGTAATGACCCGTCATTACCGCTAAAATCGTCATTTAAATTATATTTCATTTTATCAAAAAAATCATCATAATTCACAAGTAATGTCAATGGAAAATATGTTAAATCTTCATCTATGTAATTCGAATTTACCTTTAATTTACATTTATACCTAAAATCTTGTAAATATCCCATATTATACCTCTCTAACTAACAACATTAATATCAGTTATATTAAAACCGATTAACGTTTCACCAACAGCTCCAGAATACGTTGTGGTATAAAAATCTACAACGCTGTTTGACTCAAGATCAACTATATTTAAACAATTATTTGAACCTATAAACATTTTATTATTATACACCCACACAGACGTAAAATTATTAGATTCACCCATTAATACATTAAAATTTCTAACATTAACACCAAAATTAAAATTAGAGTCTGGACTATAACCAGCTTCCGTAAAATTAAAATTACAAATTTCACTCTGACCGAAATAAAAATTTAAATTTGATACAGGCCTATTTATAAAATTAAAAACCGTACCCATTATAACGCCCTCGGAATTAAACGATCTGCAATTAAAGCATTATATTCTTCTCCTTCATCATCATCAAAAACAACTACAAAATGTTGACCACTATATGACGTTATTACTCTATAATAACCATCTCCACTAGAAGTTGTTGTATCTACTAATTCTCCTGATAATCTATAATATAAACGAACTAATCTCTTAACAGGCAAACCATCTTCTTTAACATACCCATCAATATAATAAATAGGTCTATATTCAATATCACCATAAGTAATTAATTCATCCCAAATTGTATAATAAGTAGCTTTTATATAAGCATTTGAGCGCTTAATTTTTGAAATACGCACTTCATCTAATGCACCAGTATATAAATCATTCCCATCTGAACGTCTTCCAAACCATAAATTAGAATTAGGCCAATTAGCGCCAAAATTTGTTTTTTTACTAGGCGTACTATTATCTAATATATGATAACAATCAGTTCCATCCCAATAATGAACATTATAATGCCATTTATCATCATAAACAACGTTTGTTGCTTCCTCATACCAATGAGAACCATTACTCCAAATAGCTAAATTATTACCGTAATTATAAATGCCACAACCATTTTCATTGCCAGCCGAAAAATCCCAAAAAACATGTGCATCACCGCCAGGACTTGTTGCTGCACTCTTAAATAAGTACTCCATAATCCATTGATTAGATGTTGTTCCAATGTTATGGGCTATATGAATATAATCATCACTACCATCAAATTTAATCGCACGCCCAGTTTTAGCATCCACCAACGATGAAAATTTCATGCCACCGCCAGAAGTGCCGTGATTAGCATTGCTAGTAGAATCTTTAATAGCATTAGCACTATCATTATCAGGGTTTTGCGACAAGTGGTAAACACATAAATAATTATCATCCCATACCTGCGTAGCAGGAACCTCGCCTATATAACCAACTGTAGTATCATTATCCTCCTCACCGTCATAGTAAAAATATAAAACAGTGCTTATACCTGATGCTATAGTAGGTACCTTAACCCATAAAGTAGCATCATTAAATGTCCAATGCTCAATTTCAGTATAACATGGTGTATGTTCATTTGTAGTAACAATAAACTTTTTAGAATCTGCCTGTACATGAGTAATTTTAATATTATCATAGTATTGAGTACCAGTATGACTATAAGTATGCCAATGAAAATTTAATTTAAATTCTGTACCTATATAATCTAAGATTGTAGAATCAAAACTAGATGATCCTATAAATTGGTCATCAATATACAACCTAATTACAAATGTATCAAAATTAATAACCCATTTTACATAATGATGATTACCATATGTAAAATTTTCATTGATCAAAGTAGTCCATAATCCATTCAAGCGCTGCAAACACGAAATTTTATTACTTTTATTCGAACGTAAAGCTAATATTAATTTAGAATTTGTACCACTGGCATATTCAGGTTCATTATACTGCCAACTACCAGTATTATAAGTAGGGTTAGTACATAAAATAGATAATTGATTTTTAGCATCGCTATTATCATCATCATACCATACAGAACTATCGGCGGGATACCAATCAAATTCAATAATATATTTGCCACTAGTTTCAAATGAAGATTTACTTAATACATTAACTCCTTCTCTATCCCCACCCCCATTCAATTGTAAACGCAGTTTACCACTATTATAATCTGAATATGAATCGCCATTAGATTTGTCTTCCCATTTATTTATAAATCCACCACTGCAATCATCACTAAAAACAACACCGCTAGTTGTTAAAGTTGTTATAATATCTGTAACATCTTTTTGGTTGATACCAGCCGCTGATGATAATTTAACCATTAGTGGAAAATCAGTTAAATCACCTGTTATTTTAGTACCATCAATACTTAATTTTATACGTTTATTCCACGGACTTAACCACTCCATATACCCTCCGACAATTACGATGTAGTAGGATAAACATTACCAATAATTAAATCGTTATATTCAACACCAGATGAGTCATCTAAACAAACAATATAATGTGAACCACTATAAGTAGTTTCTAATTTATAATAACCATTCCCACTAGACGTTGTTGTAGCAATCAACTCACCCGTATCACGCCTATGTAAATAGAGCTTACGTGAAACAGGTATCCCTTTTTCATACACATAACCTTCAAAATATCCACCAGGCATATTTCAACTCCTTGTACAATAAATATCATAACAATCAGTATACTCATCAATAACATAAACACCAGAAGTTGTAGCTAAAAAAATCGTATTATAACCATTAGTAGCCGTGCCCTCAGTAATAAACAAATCATTAATACCTATACCACTAGCTAAAACCCCACTTCCAGTTATATATTCTTTATCTGGCTCTGACCAATCAAACAATGAGGTATATACACAACATAATTTTGACTCATTAGAACCAGATACCGTATAATAAAATTTGCCAGATGACGTAATAAACCCTTTTTGTGCCCCACTAGTTAATGTATAACTTCTATAACTCTGTGGGTTTATACTTACTACATCAACACCAGAATCAGTAATAACTAATAAAATATCATTATTACCGTGTAAATACTTTATATTAGAAGACGTTAATTCATAATATGGCGTCAAATCAGAAAAATCATTTAAACATGTAGTAATATCATACGGACTAGCCGTACTACCACTGATACATGTTGCCTCGATATATTTAATTCCACTATTAACAGTACCAACAAAAACATAATCATTATTTGACCAAACACTAGTAAAACCACCAGAATAGGTTATATAAGCATATGGTTTTTCATCAAGTAAATCATAAATATCAAGAGACTCGTTAGTAGCAGCATATAAAAAATCTAATGTCCATATACTATTAATAGATTTTGTAACAAAATCATATACACTGCCGCTAAATGAGGGAGGAGTATAACCGCCAATAGTAAAATTAAATATTCCACCACTAACAACAGGTATATTAGACATTATTAATCCCCATACTTAATTTTATCTTTAGCAATAATGTTATATGATTCATCAAGTTTAGGTAAAATTACAACAAAATGATAATCATCATATGGAGTAGGTATTTCAAAATAACCTGTACTTGAATTAGAAACAGTAGACCCTACAAATTCTCCAGTTAATCTTCTATATAAATAAACAGTCCTAGCAACTGGAACATTATTAACTTTAACATATCCTGAAAATATAAAAGATGGTTTTATTTCTTCTGTTGAATATGTAATTAAATTATCTTTTAATGAACAACTAGAACTATAAAGCCATGCGTCACTTCGACTAGTATTAGATATCCTTAATTCATCAATAATACCATCAAAATATTGATCTCCTCCACCATAATTACGCCTTCCAATACATAAAAGATTATCTTCATTTTTAATATAATTTACTGAAGTAGATCCACTAGCACTTACTTCACCATTTATATAAATTTTTAAATAATTACTAGCATAAAAATTGTAACCAAAAACATAATTAACCTTATTTTGTACTTGATTAACAGTTTGAACAGAAGTATGTATAGAAGTATTTTGTACTACTTCGCCAAAAATTTTATTAGAATTATTTAAACCAAATCGTAAAGAAACATCGTCCCACCAATGTGCACCGTCTGATATTATAGTCTGCTGAGAATTTAACACATCAATAGAACATGCCGCTTCAATTGTTAATTGTGATTGATTATCAATCATATCTTCAGGAATAGTTATATAATTATTGGACCCATCAAATTCTACTGCTTTGGACGTAATACTAGATCTAATATCATCAAATTCAAAATTATGGGCTGTCCCATCCTTACTATTATTAGTAGAGTCCTTTATAACATTATTTGAATTCAAATGATATACAGCTAAAAAACCACTATCCCAAACTTGTTGTGCCGCATATTCGCCTACATGCCCAATATATGAATTATTACTAGCGTTTTTATCATAATATAAATAAAGATCTAAATCAGTTCCAGAACTAATGGTCGGGATTTTAGCCCATAATGTACCATTCTTAAAACCAGATGATGTAGGCCAATAATCAACCTCCACATAACATTGAGTATCAGAACCGGAGACAGCAGTATATAATGCAATTTTTTTACTATTATTCTTTGGTATTTCTACATATACATCTTTAAATCGTTCAGTATTATTCTTGTTATAATCATCAGTAGATAATTCTAATTTCATATAAGAACCTAAAGCTTGCCAATCAGTATCATTTACTGTACCAGTAAGTTCATATATATCATCTAATTTTACTAATAATTCTTTAGTATCACAATCAATCTCCCAATATATATCATGCCATTCATTCTCATCGATATCTATACTAACAGTATCCAATGTAGTCCAAGTTTGACTAGAAACGCTATACAGACGTAATTGCGTTCTATTGATAGTATCACTGTCTGCACCCAGCCCCAAATACAAACAATTATCGTTAATATATCCATAATAACTATTACGTGTAGTAGTAGTATAATTATAAAAAATTACAGCTGGAATAGGAGCGCTACTATAATGATTCTTATGCGGTTTCCATTTACAACTAAAAATTATTTTTCCTTTTTTAGGTATATTAACTTTACTATCACATTGAGCTCCAGAATGTGCATTACCTGTAAAATTATTTAATTCTAATGCGCCGCTAACAGTAACTGACGCATTTGGCACTATATTGGTATTCCATTTAGATGTATCTAAAGATGTGCCGCTAAATGTATCACTTATTATATAATAATTTTCTAACAATTCATCAAATACACAAGTAGTATCTACTTTAGTAATTCCCGAAGAATCTGATAAATGTATCATTATAGGAAAATTACTAATATCCTCACTTATTTTACTACCATCAATTGTAAGTTTTAAACGTTTATTATATGCACTATCATGCCACGTATACATCAACTATTCTCCCCACCAAACTTTTATACGACTTTGATAATCCTTAACATCTATATATGCTGGTATATTAGTTCTAATATACATATTCTTATAATCATATGGTTGTATACTATTAATCTTTATAGATGGAGGCATAATAATCTTATTTAATTTTACATCTCCGCTAATACCAATTTTTAATTGAAAATATTTATGTTTAGGTAAAAAATAACCATTAATAGGCACTTCATTCCATTCCATTCCATTATTTCCCCATACAGGATCATTGGAATGCGGTACAATACCTTTTTTATGATTATCTACCATATCCTCATACGAAAACGACAATAACCCTGGTGTACGTGTATCTCCATAAGTAGCTTGCCATTCGGCTTTTATAGTTTTAGACTTTAAATCTATAAATTTAACATAATCATTTGTTTCAGAATTTACTACACAACAACTATGGCCGCCTCGCACATTACTTAAATGAGAAAGACCATCTATAAATAAATCAACTTCATTGTTATCGTTTATATGGCCCACTCCTTTAGAATTAATGTACCAAAAACCGTTATCATAATCCACCCTCATTCTATGAATACCGCCTTCTGGAATATCCATTTCATCTACTTTATTAGCATTTATATCATACCTATATAATTTATTGTCTGTTTCATCTTCTACCCAACATCCACCATCTCTAGTAGCACAAATTGCACGAGGTTTACGCAATACTACAGAATGTAATATATTTCCATCATAGTCTACATGTTTTAAAACGTTATATTGTTGGTCAGTATACCAACACATAGGACGCTCCCATTCCACACATGCATCAAAAAGAAAATCAGAACCAGTGTAAATATTACATGATAAATTATCATAATTTGGATTTAATCTAATTAATCTATATCGGGACTCAGAATAACCC